TGCTACCGTGGTGGCTCACACTGCCGGGGAATCTACTCTGACGTTTAAGTCGGAGAGCGGTACGTTTACCACCTCCGACACGGTTACCGGCGGAAGCTCTGGCTCTGCGGGGGTGTATGTTAGCGACACGACTACGAGATTGTACGCCGGGGCAAACAATGTCCAATCGCTGATAAGTGCCTTCAATGAAACCGGCAATGACCGACTTAGCATTGACCGGCCTCGCATCATACAGCGACAAGACCCGGACCTTACGGAAACGGGCACCCCATGTTACCTATATCCTTGGGGTATCGACTCGTCTGGATCTATACAGCTTGCGCTGTATCCTATGGACTCCACGACGAATGAGACTATAACCTACCAGTACTACTCTTATACACCCGACTTTAGCGGCACGACCGACTATGGGACTTCGTTGGACTCCTATGTCCACCCATCGGTGCAGCCTGCGCTGTATTTCGGCATTTCCCGGTTATTGAAGCAGCAGGAGGGCGATGATGAGGGTGCCCTTATAGACGAGGCAGAGTTTCAGAAGGTGTTGAGTAGGGCGAGGCGGAACAATATAGACGTTCTGGGTGATTATACCACCAGACGGATGCTGCCTCCGATGACAGACGGCTTCAGTCACAGCTATACGCCGAGAGAGGGGTCTCTTTAATGCCGGGTGTCCGCGCAGGAGCCTCTACGCAGCTTGGCCCTTGGATGGGCGGCGTGCGCTACGACAAGCCCACGGAGCTTCTGCTTCCCGACGAGCTTGCTACGACAGTCAACTGTCGCGTAGGCGTTGCAGGTCAGGTCGAAAAGCGCAAAGGCTCGGCGTCATTTAACGGTGAGGATGCACTGGAAAGCGGTGCTACCGTAACCGCTTGTGGCGAGTTTGCTAATGCCTCGAATGTGACCTACAAGTTTATGTTCATCAAGGACGAATATTACGAGCATACCGGGGCCAGTGACGCCGATTGGGTCAACCGCAGGGGGTCTGTAACCATTACGGCAGATGATGCGGACGGTAGCGGTGGTTACGTCTGGGAGTGGGTCAACGCCAACGGCACGCTTTACGCGGTAAATGGAACTAATCCGGGCGTCAAGGGCACTGGTGGCGGTAACCTCACGGCCTTTACTCACCCCACGGATGTCACGGCCTCTCAGCACATCGCCTTTTGGGACAACCGCCTATGGATTGCCAATACCACAGGCACGGGCAGCAGTCACGGATCAGACTACTTGAATCGCTCGGCGGCGGGTGCCTACGAGACATGGGAAGGCACCTATAATCTGGGTGGCCCCATTACAGCTTTGGTGGCACAGGACAATGCGCTGAGTGTCCACACAGAGACCGGTATATACGTACTAAACCCCACGGGTACGGCCAATACGCCCTACTCCATTAAACCTGTAACCACGCAGGGTGGCATTGGGGGACGTAGTACAATAGCCCTACCGGACGGCACTCAGATGATGGTACGCAGGGACGGCATATATTCGTGGAGTGGTGGTGAGGCGCTGGAGAAGAAGTCTCGTGCGCTCGACTTTGGATATTGGAATAAGCTCCGGGTTACACGGCAGTCCAATGAGCATGACGGACTCGAAGACAGCTTTGCGCTCTTCTACCCCAATGAGAATGAGGTGTGGTTTTTCTTCGTAGACCCCACTGTAGTGGCGGCACAAGTCAAGTTTAACACGATAATCATATATAATATCTTGGATGACTTCTGGTTTGGTCCCTACGAAGGCCGAGAGATAAATTGCGCGGGCCTTATAGACAACAAGCCTCATGGTGGAACCTATACTGGCAAGGTGCTGGACTTGGCTACGGGCGACAAAGACGAGAATAGCCCTATTGACGCATCGTTTCAGACCAGCGGACACACGGACGACGACGTAGAGCGCAAGCGATGGGTATATGCGAGGTGTTACTTCGACTCCCAAAACGGAGATTGGCAGGTGCAGGTACAGCAGGCGTCTACGGGCCTCGTTGGCGGCTCTCCATTCGTACTGAAGATGGGAGACAGTTCAGGTCAGATGGACGCATACACGCTCGATACCGACAAGCTCGGGTCGGGGTTCCCAGACAAGCCGAAGGTCGTGTACGGTGATGTGCGGTTACAAGGCTACGACGCTCACACCAGCCTTATCATTAGAAACAATGACTCTGATGAGCCATTTGTGTTTCGTCACATACAATTAGCATACAAGCCGCTCGGGTTGAGGCGGCGTCGTAAGGTAGGTGTAGAGTAATGGGTTCATTTGACACCACATTTACTGGCCGCAGAAACCGTGACTACAGCCAGCCCTTTAACCTTGGTGCCTTTGGTTTTACAGATCCCAGACAGCTATTCGGAGAGGCAGCCAGATTTGATACTGGCCCAGAAGACTACCTGAAGACGCAGGCGAGGGTTAGGCAGGGCGTCGTACTGACCCCGGAAGACGTAAAGCGTCTATTGGAACCCGGAGGGCAGGCGCTTGGTTTTGATGTAGACCCCATGCCGGAACGCAAGGCGACAAGTAGGCCTGCGGTTGGCGGGGTTTATGGGTATGATGGCGGCGAAGGTGGCGATGGTGGCACCACCACCGCCACCACCGAACTCGACGAGCTTGGCGGCGCGACGGCGATAAACTCCCCTTGGTTAGATTGGGCCATGAAAAATCCCATATGGGATATAACGTATGGGACAGCGCCCAACATAGGACTTGGACGATTTGCTGCGGGTGGCGACCCCGTAGCGCAGGGGCTGATCAATGTATTGTCTATACCGGGGGAACGGGAAGACATCTTAGTCAACGATGTTGCACCCGGACTTGGTGGCGTCAGCAGGGACAGGCTGTACGATTGGTTTAGGGATGATTTTCTGCCGTTCCTGCAAAGAGACCCTCTGGAGGAGGACGCAACGTGGGGTGCGGCGGGCAAAGAGGTGGTGCGTCCGGATCTTGGCTTAGGCGGGGCTTATGCACCGGGACTTATAACGGCTGGGATGGCTGGCTTCGACGCCATGCCGCTACAGCTAAGCCCCACGATGACGGCAGACATCCTCAACAACCTTAACCTTGAGATTGGCAGAGACGACATAGACTTTGACGCGCCCGGCGTCAGGACTAAGCTGCTATCAGACCTTGGTGTTATACCCGTAGGTATGTCGGTGGACGGAGAGCCGGGCTTTCAGTTGGCTCCCGGCGTCGGGAGAGACTTGGCAACTGCTCTCGACTTAGATATTGGTAGCAATTTTACCGTGTCACCGGAAACCGCAGACATCATCGTCAATGCGGTGAAGAGCGTGATACCGTCTTCGGAGGAGTTGTTCAAAGACATCATTGAAGGCGCTCCGGGGGCAGACATCCTCGATGATCTCAGGTTCGGGGAAGGGGGCATAACAGATGTTGCTGGTGAACTCGAGCAACTTGGCATCGACGCGGGTAAAATAAACTTTAGCGAGGCGTTCCAAAACCTGCTGGGCGGCGGTGATGACGGCATTGGCAATATACTAAAGGGCATACAAGACCAGATAGACCTCATAGAGCAGTTTAAAATGCCATCGCAGATCACGACGATGGATGATGTCGTGTCTAACATGTACCAAAACTTGTACGGCGTGGAGGGGATGCACGGCGGACTGAGTAGATGGTCACCCGGCGCGGGGTTACAGAGCCTGCGGCCGGGCGGCGACATAGGTAGCGCAGTAGCCGACGTTAGTGAGCTTTTAAAAGGCATAGGAGATTTCAGTCCGGGCATGTTAGGCCCGGACCTAAAAGGGTTGCGCGGCGAATCGGAGGCGCTACTTAAAAACCTTGATCTTGCCAAGGGGTCATTTACCGACACCGCAGGCGGCCTAAATCAGTTGATGAATCAAGGTAACATTAATGCTGGCCTGCTCAAAAAAACGCTGGAAGATGCTGCCGGTATCAATATAGACCTTCCCGAACTTGGTGAGCTTCCACAACAGATAGAAGGCTTGGCGGAAACCCTCCCCGGATTAGATACCCAATTACGAAGCCTTATTATACAGGGACGGGCTGGCAGTGATGTGTTGACTGCTATCAGCAACATAATGAGCGGCCAGATGCCCACGGCAGGCGACATCGCTACTATTGTTGATGCTGTTAATGAGGGGTTACAGCTACCCGACGAGGTGTTGGGCAGGTTACAGCGCAGCATAGGCGAGATGGCGACGAAGGCCGACGGAATATCAACGGCACTTGGCGCGGCAGAGGGCAGAATAAGCGACATAAAACCACCGACGCTGGAGCAAGTTGGAGCGGACCAGATCATGGGTGCGCTGGATCTTCCTACACAAGAAACGCTCTTGCGTAATATGTCGTTACCCAATCAGCAGATGCTTCTCAACGCCTTGGACATGCCCGATGAAGCTGCTATCCTCGGTGCGCTGGACTTGCCAACGCAAGAGACCTTGTTGCGTAACATGGCGCTGCCAAACCAGCAGATGCTTCTCAATGCGATGGATATGCCCGACCAAGCACAGCTATTGGACTTGATAGCAGACGGGACGGGCTTAACGACTGAGAATTTCCTGTCGGCCTTCCCCGGTATAGAAGGTGCAATTACCAAGCTGACGAGCGACATAACGGATATGAAGCCTGACTTCGATCTCAAGTCTCTCGAAAAAGGCAGAGAGCGCCTTGCCACTGGGTTTGATGACTTGCAAACAGCGTTTGGCGGTTTGGAAGGTCGTATTGATGACTTTGACGTAGCGGGGGCATTGGATGTTCCGGGCAAAGACGACCTGCTAAATTTGCTTGCGAGCGGAACCGACCTTACCTCAGACCAGTTCCTTGCGGCATTCCCTGAGATTGGCACTGCCCTATCGGGCCTCTCTGATCTTGTAACCGGGCCAGAAGGCCTTGGTGCTGCTGTAGGCGGCCTTACTGAACAATTAGACAACTTGAAGATAAAGGACTTTGATTCGGATCAGTTTGCACAAGATTTTATGCAGAAATTTGTGCGGGGGTTGGCTGATGATTCTCAATCTTGGTCGGACCTCGGTGAGTTTAGCAAGTTAAATCAAGCCTTTAGAGATGTGCTGTTGCAAAACCAGCTTGATTTGTCGGGGGGTTTAGGTGAGTTCTTTGGTGATAATTTTGACAACTTGTTCCAAGAGGGCACGTATCTGGGAGACTTGATCGGCAGCACTGGCGAGTTGGCAAACTTCTTGTCTCCTATGAACAAAGAGTTTTGGGGCAATTTAGAAGGCCGACTGACGGACCAGATTACAGAAGGAGACTTAGAAAGGCTCGCAAAACGTGTCATTGAAGAGAGTGGTGGTGGCGGTGGTGGTGAAGATATACTGAATAAAATCCGCGCCCTTTTAGAAGGAGATGGAGCAGTGGCAGGTACTACGGCAAACCTTACAGGTACCGCAGGGTGGATGAAGGAGCTTCAAGACCAGATACGTGCTGGGTTCGGAAGAGATCCTTCTGAGTTCGGCGTAGACGGCGGACAGACCTACGCCGACTACCTGCGCCAAGATCCTATCACTGCTTCTTTAATTGCAGACTATCAAGCTGAGGCAGGGGATGCCGAAGCGCAGTTGCGCGAAGACATGAATCGCATGGGTCTCCTTGGCGGTGGTGGTAACACCGGCACTACTGACATGGGCAATGTGTTAGGTGACTTTCTGGATGCGAGGAGTCGTGGAGAGGCAAGCATCATCAGCGATGCGGCGAAGAGGGCGCAGGATCTACGTGTCAAGGCAATGGATCAAGGCACGACGCTCAGTGACCTCATGTCTCGTCGTGACATTGGAATTGGCGAGCTTATGGGTTACCTTGGGGGTGACCGAACACTGGCTGGCCGCGAGGCTGACATGGACGTTATCGCGGCTGCGGTGGCCGCACTTGACCCAGACCTTAAACTTGGCGAGGGCGAGATACCCGATAATAACAGACAACTATTCAATATGATCATAAGTCAGCTTGACCTGCCACCAGAAACTATTGCGGCGCTGGGTCAGATCATAGGTATTACACCCTCCTCCTATAAAGGAAGAGGCAGAGACGCACCAGATGGTACACCTAAATAGGGAGATATAAAATGCCAGATCCAGTGACTTTGGGGCTTTTAGCATCCACTGGGATGGGCCTTATGAGCAACCTCCTCGGCGGCAGGGCCGCTGACAGGGAGGGTCGGCGTGCCAGTAGGCGCGAGGCTCTCGGCAACCTACAGCAGTCTCTTGGCAGCGGAGCGCAGCGCCCCGTAACGGGCATGGGGGAGCGGCAGCCGGGTGGCATGGAGGGCATTCTGGGAGACCCGGTTACACAGCAGTTAGTACAGCATCTGATTGCCGGTAAAGACGGTGGTGGTGGCGAGCTATTCAAGTGGCTGGCGAGCAAGCTCGGTGGTGGCGGCGTCAGTGCAGCAGCCAAGGCAGCAGGGGGCGGGATGGGTAGACGACCTGCGCTCGGCGGCACGGTGGGCGGCGCGGGTATGGGGATGGGTCGGCAAATGAATCCCAATATAAAGCCAAGGCTTGGCGGATATTAGGTGCCAGCGTACGGTTACAGCCCACAGGGCGTTGATTACAACCGCCAATTCAAAGGCACGGCTCGGTGGGTGCCAGAGCTTAATGCGCTCAGGGAAACCGACCCGCAGGCCTATGCTGAGATTGAGCGTCGAGCCAATGAGATAGTATTTGAACCGGGATATGACGTATATTCAAAGGAGATGGAGGGCGGGACAGGGGGTCGCTGGGAGCGTGACCCAATGTCTCGCGCACTCTTTCAAGCCTTTGAAGAGTACAAGCGCTTACAGGCGGCTACACAGACGGATAGGCCGACTCCAGATCAATCCGTCTCTCTTGAAGGGACTCGGACAATAAATATGCCTGAGCTAACACCATACGACGACCCACAGGTCGAGGCTGCGATACAGCAGATAATGCGTCAGTCTAACGTGGATCGGCGCACGGCTATTCAGATGTACAAAAGGCTGGCGCAGCAGCCGGGAGGACGACCGACAGATCCTCGCCTTGGCGGTATGCTGTCTATCCTTGGGCAGGCAGCCAAGGGGGGAGACGTAACGCCGCCGGGGCTTATGGCTCCAGAGGTCGAAGGAGTAGACTCTCCTGAAGTCGTAGACCCTCCCCCGCCAGATCAGCCTGACTTGGCCCCCGGCGAAGAGCGTGTAACCGGAGAATCTGAACAGCAGGGCAATAATAGCCCGACCAGCATGGCTCCTCTGATGAGCGGTGGAGACAGTGTATATGGATCGCCGGTTACAGAGGTTGGCACGGGCGAGAGGGTCGCTGGCTTATTGCAGTCTCTTGCTACGGCAGGCGCATCATACTTTGGCGGCAGAGACCTCAAGGCATCAGATCAGCGCCGCAGGCAGGGTACGGCACAGGCAAATCTAATAAACGCACTTGCTGGTAACATCGTAGCACAGGCACCGAGGGTATCTGACAGTCCGGGGGTGGCGACCTCGATAATGAAGGGTTTGGCAAAAGCCTCTCACGAATATATACGCCAAGAAGAGAACCAGAGGAAACTCGACCAGACTGCAATGATGACGAAGCTGTCTTCGGGCAGGAGTCCCTCAAAAGATACCAGTATGTCGGGGGTGTTTTACGAGGCCGGGGCTTCCGTGGGCAGACACTGGGGGGATAAGGACGAGACGCTTTTTTCTGACGATCCCAACAAGTATATCAAAGGCAAGCACAAGCAGACGCTCGCTCAATTGCCGCCTGCGCTGCGCGCACCTCTCGTGGCCGAGTTCCAAAAAGGCTGGAGAGAGGCTCGCAACAAGATGCGCGAAGAGAAACGTCGGGGAAAAGCGAATACTGATAAACAGCGCCTTGAGGCGTTAGAGAGGTTTTTCGAGACAGAGGGCCAACTCCATGCGAGCGAAGGGTTGCCAGCAAATACTGTCGGCCCAACAGAGGAGTGGGTGAAGGCACGAGGTGGCCACTTGTTTAGCACAGAAGAAACACTGGCTGCGGAGGCATCATACCGAAAAGGCTACAACACTCAAAAAGTAGACCAAACAAATAAAATTACGGAAAAGCAAGTGCGCGATGACATGAACCTTCTCGCTGAAAAAATGGCATATGGAGATGAGCCAATCTCATTTTTTAAGGCATTTGAAGAGCATTATGGTACGGCTGACGATTTTAGTGCCCTCCAGAACCACCTCGGAGGCGTGTTAAAGTCGATGAAGCGCTACAAACTTATGTACGACGTAGAATACGCGAGAATTAGAAGAGAAAGGGATGAAGAGAAGGGGCTGGAGAGGTGGCAGAAAGAAGAGCTTGTGGCTGTAGACAATGGCTTGGCGCGGGTGAGGCAGTTGGAAGACCGGTTCCTGTCGGCTGAAGTGCAGGGTCCGATATACGCAAGTGTAATGCCAATATTCCAGTTTTTTCACCCGAAATCGGCGGCCTACGACAGGATGGTCGAGAGCTTTAGGGTTGAGTTGGCGGCTATTATCAACCAAGGACGCCCATCAGACAAAGATGCCGAAGCCGTTGGCGCTATCATACCAAAGCGTACCGACACGAAAATCGTGGCAGCGGATCTATTCGAGTCGATGCGCGACATGATGAAAGCAAAGCGCATGGCTATACTAAATGACTTCGATCTGCCGCTGAATGAGTTTGTAACCCCGGCGGGCGAAGTGGGCGGCATGGGCAAATTTGACTTAGGGGCCTACGAGGCACGCTTAAGAAGCCAAAAGCTGACGCAGGCAGACGCGCAGCACATAATCGACCAGATGAATAATCCGGCTTTCGTTACAGGCAAGGGCGGACCACAGGCACTTGCTGGCTTGAAGAAGACGCTGGAGACGGCGGGTATAGTGACGGCACAAGACGAGGATGGTCTTGTAACATATGTGAGTGGTGGGTTGGAAGAGGCTGTAGAACTGGGTGCGGTTGACGCCCTTATGCAGTAAAAGGAATAGACATGTCTGAAACACAGCCCGTACGTCCTCCAGCAGTAGGCCAAGGATCTCCAGAGATTAGAGGCCCGGTTACGCCTTATGATTCTTACGAAGAGGCGGCTACTTGGATTTGGAGTGAAATCAAAAGCGAGGCAAACCGAGAACGGGCAAAAAAGGAACTAAACGATAAGCACGGCATAGATAATTGGGGAGCCAAAGAAATCTACGCCCACTTTAAAGATGGGTTGGTCAACAAGCTCAACCACGTTCCATTGCCACTGACGCATGGGGAGATGGACCCGTCGATAATGGCAGATAGGTATTCGGCGGGTCGCATTGGAGAGGTGGCAGGAGAGGAGTGGGACAACTTCTGGGAGATGGTCTCTGACCCCGCTCAGACGGGCAGGGACTTATTCGATATCGCCAAGGGTATGACGACGAGGGGTTACGGACAAAGCACCTTGGACGAATGGGCAGGGGGCAGGCTTAAGGAGCAACAGTCTAAGGCGGACCAATTCATTGGAGAGATAGGCCGACAGCTAAGTCCCGCAGGCATGGAGCGTGACCCCGTAAGGGCCACAGCTACGGCATCTGCATTAATACCGACGCCATTGGCGGTAGGGGCAACGAGGCACATACCATTGCTTGGCCGCATGAGCAGAATAGCGGACAAGATAACGGACTACACGGCATTGGACCCGGTGGCATTGGCGGGTGGCGGGGTAGCCCTTGGTCGCGGTCTTCTTAACATTATATCCAAGGGTAAGGGTCCGAATCGAGTTGGAATGACAGAGCGGTTGCTGCGTAAGGCGATACCATTTGAACACATCGGCACTGCAAGGGGTGATGCGACTCGGGTGCCTACCCATCTACAAGAGAAGTTTGGTACTGCCATTTCTATGGCGGTTGGGCTTCCACTGCGTACCATCGTAACACAGTTAAATATTCAAAACCAGCCACTGATACGAGGGGGCAAGGTCGTAGAGGGCAAGACCCGAGGCGATGCGTTGATGGAGTTTCAACACTCAACGCCGACCGACAGGGTCGAGCGCCTGACGATGAAGGCCAGTTTGGCCGTTGACCAGTTGCAGAAGAATGCCAACCAAGCCTACGCAGCAGGCAAGGCGGCGTTGGGCACGAAGCTCCAAAGGAATTTGAAGCATGATGAGTATTTAGATTTTACAACTGAGTTGTATGAAAAAGTGCAGGATTTCGGTATTCACTTTGACATTGTAGAATTGCCCGATCCTCCCAGTGGCCCGAAGCCATACCCGAAGAGGAAGGGCCTAAAGGTCACCTACGACGAGTCTGTTCTGGGTGTATACCTAAAAGACCGCAAGGGGCAGGTAGAGAGAGTACTTCAAGACATAGTAAACCTTGACCACGACATGTACGGTAAGGCGAGGGATGTAACCGTCAACGATATCTACGATGTCCGTCGAGATGTAGACCAATTGCTATCGTCGTTTAATTTAGAAGATAAAATTACGCGAGATGCGAGAGCTACATACCAAGCCATACGGCAGACGCTTCAGGATGAGTTGGGAAAACTGGTTGGGCCTGAGTATAATGACGTTATGCGCGACTATATGGATCATGTAGACGTATTGGAAAACCTTAATGATCATCTAAACCTTGCGCCCGGAATGGTCAAAAGAGCAGGGGGCCGCATACGCAAGCTGGAGCCGGGGGTGGAGAAGAGTATAAGCAATAGGCTGCACGAGACCCTAAAGCACGGAGATCGGGCACGTAACAGCTTAGATATGTTGTTTGCACTTGAGAAAATGTCCGGCAACAATGAGCTTACGCCTTTGCTTATAGCGAGTACTTCCAGTGATATGATTTCCAGTAACCTTGTAGCTCGCCATGTGATATTGGGCGGGCTTATGCTGGGAGGGTCGGGGGCAGGTGTGGAGATGCTACTCGGAGGCGGCTTTGATGCGGGAACGATGGCTGCTATGACGGCTGGCAGCGCAGTTGGTGCGCTTGCAACATCATTGAGTATGGACCCACGATTTATGACAAGCGCAGTGGGAAAATCTCAGAGATTTAGGAATTGGATAGAAGAGAACCGGCATAAGGCGCGCGAATGGGAACCCGGTGCTATATTTGACATAACCCACAAGGCTTGGAAGTACGGGCTGGACGTAGGTCGCACCATTGAGCAGCTTGAAAGTGCCAGAGATGAGCGTAGAGCAGATCCACGGTCTGGTTACCAGCAGTTGTTACCGACTCAATCACAGACACCAACCGCACGACAGGCAAGAGACTAAT